ATTCACAGCGCCTCAACAGTGTCCGTGCCGGTTAGAAGCCAAAGGTAAAGCTCGTGCCCACAATCGTGGGACTAAAGGAGCAAATATCCAAAAAGCTGAAGATAAGCGCGCGCAAGATGAGGAGAAATTAATCAAGAAAGAATACGCAGCTCTTAAGAAAGTGTTGATCGATGCAAAGATGTCAGCTCGTGAAGTGGCTACGCATGGAAATGCGCAGCATCAGTACATGGCTCAAATGATTCTCGAAGATGTTTATGAACAATTCGGGGAGTTTTATGAGAAGTACCCAGATTTTTCACGAAAAGTTGTCGCGCACCGTAATACGAGTAAAAATAAGAATAAGCGCGTTAAGTTTATTCCTGACCAAGTTTCTGCCTCACAGTCTAAAGGCTATGATGGATGGGGAAACCGTACTAAGGAATCTATGGAGGCAATGAAGGAGAAGTGTGCGAACAGACAGTTCAGACTAAACTTCGGCTTGCTCTCGTGGACTTGGGGTTATGAAGAGAAACTTGTTATAGAACCGATAAATGTTGTGATTGAGGCTCCCAAGCCCGAGTCACAGCCCCCTGTTGTTGTGGTGCAAACTACTCCTACTGTTGAGCTATCGAAAGGTGCTCGGCAGAGACAGAGGAAGGCTCTTAAAAAACAAGCAGAGAAGCAACTTGAAGGACAAATTCAAAAAGAAGTGGTAGTGGTTGCTGCTGTTTCTTCTGCGAAAGCAGTTTCTGTTGAAACGCCTGAAGCAAAGTCGCGTTTTAAAAATACTACAGCTTCACAGCTGCAGCATATCCAAGACTGCTCCCATGTCATCATGATCAGAAATGAAAATGGTGACAAACCGTTTGGAACAGCGTGGAAAGTTAAAAGCCCCACGCTTGGTACAATTCTGGTTGTGAATGCTCATCACCTCGACTACGATATTTACATTCCTGTTAAAAGGGGTGAGAAAATCGAGAAGATTGAAGGAACCTATCCTGCGAAACCCGCAGTTTTTACACCGGCCAGCCCTTTAAAAGGTTGGCAACATGTCCCAGGATGGGATGTGTCTTGGTTGTCCTGTACGGAAGCTCAAATTTCCGGACCAGCCATTTCGTGTAGTGCCCCAACAGGCTCTGCAGTTATGGAAATGTATGGATATATACCAAGTGGTGGAAAGCAAGGTGAATTCTATCATTCGAGTGGAGAAGTGTCTGCTCACCAGAATCGGTTGTGGCACAATATGGAAACCGACAATAAGTGGTGTGGGTCTGGCCTTATGGTCAACCTTGACGGTGTGCCCCGCCTTGAAGCAATTCATGGTGGGACTATTGGCAAAGGAAATGGTTTGAACAATTATGCTTGGTTCTTACCTCCTCACATAACTGGTGCTGCTCTAAGCAAGGAAGAAGTGTCTCCTCTTCCTACAACTAAAAAGGAGGCAAAAGAGGCTATTGATAGTGATGGTGCTGGCGACTGGATCGTTCCACCTGAGATCACATTGAAGGCTTCTCAGCCACTTGTCGGCTACAAGCATCTTAAAACTGTTGGCTATTTCCCTGCACAACTTAACCTTCCTGACGATTGTTCCTACTCTCTTCATCGACACAAACTCTGGAGTCAATTTCCTGAGCAATCGAGAGAGTATTTTGGAGAGGTTCCGGTGTGGGCTGGTGTCAATCCCAACAAAATTAATGTAGACAAGACCATACGCAAGTATGATGATCTTCCCTCACTCAAGTTTCGGAGCGATCCCCTTTGGGAGAAAGCTATTGAAATTGTCTGGGCGAATAATCGAACCATTCTCACTCAACCGACTATTGGAATAGACGATGCCATGGACCTCGTCGATCGCACTAAGGCCTCGGGATTTCCCTGGGGCTATATGGGCTATCGAAGTAAGGGTTCTGCAATGGAGCATCCTGAATTTGTTCCGAGAGTTATGGGTGTAGGAGGCTTTAGAATTCCAATTTATAAAGTCGCCCCAAAACATGAATGGAAGTCAATTGAAGAGATACAACTGCGAAAGATTCGCACCTTCATAATTGAACCCGTGGACAGCGTTGTTCAAAAGAAAATGCTGTACCACAACCAGAATCAGGCAATGAAAAATCATTGGTGGTCTATGTACGGACACAATCCGTTTCATGGAGGAACCGATGCTATTGCTCGAGACTTGTTGAACTCATATGGAATTGAGTCGGGAGATATTGTTGGTTACGATCGAAAGCTTGCTGTGATGAAAGAGATTTATCGTCTCAGAAATCGTGGCATTGAGGAAGCTGGTGCTTCGGAGAAAGAAATGGAAATGGCGCGTCATTGCGCTACACACATGGAAAAGGTTCATATCCTTCTTCCTAGTGGAGACATTATTCTTCTTGAGCAAAGTAATCCCTCTGGCAGTAATAATACTACGGATGACAACATTCTTGGAGGCGAACTTATGCATACCTTTAAGTATTTGAAGGCAGCACAAGAAAAAGGAGTTCCATTCCCTATGAAATGGTTTCAGACGCGCTCAGTTAAGATTTTTGGAGACGACTACGCAAGTGGTGTCCCCGAAGAGTGCTCCCTAGTCCTCGATAAAGAGTGGCAGGTGAAGTTCTGGAAAGAACAATTCGGATACGAGATCCGTGAATTTCGTGGTGGGCTAACAAGTGCAATAGAGCTCTCTCACCATAGATTTCTTGGCGGAAAATTCACTCAGTTGAAAAACGGGAAGTGGATTCCGGAGTACAACTTTGACCGCCTCAAAGACTCGTTTTGCTGGAACATTGACACCCTAGATGTTGATGCACTGGTAAACAAGTTGTACACCCTTTGTTGTTTGGCTCTAGCCCATGACGAGCTGTTCTTGAACATGCGTTTAGCGTATGGATACGTGCTCCGCCACTTGGCGACGCAACCACATAATACCCCTGTGGTGACACAGGCAATTCTCCGTGGTCCACCTGATGCTCATGCATTGGTGGCTTTCTATACTGGACTGGAGAGTACTATTTTCGACGACGTGCCGTTTTTTCACGACGTCAAGGAGGAAGGTAGGAAGAAAATTTATATTTTCCAGTCTGTTCACATGAATGGACAAAAGCAAAACAACAAGTCGAAAGACAATTCCGCCTCAAAAAGCGGAAAAGGAAAAGAGCGGGAGTCCGTTGACATCAATCGTGTCAAAGCTCTTGCCGGAAGAATTAACAAGCTTAACCAGCTTGTTGGACAACGCCCTCCCACTAGCGGAAAACCTAATGGGCGAGGAGCTCCCAACGGAAATATTAACGGAGGGTCTGGGTCTACTCGGGGAAGTGGCAGAAATGCTAACCCCCCTGGAAGCCCTGCTCGGCCCCCTGCTTCTGTTTTAAAACCGAAACCTAGAGTTCAAAAGGTGAAGGTTGGCGAATACGTATCAACTTTGGTCAAACCCCTCCCTGGAGTGTTTGTCACGAAAGATGAAAAAGGTGGAAAGAGCTTTGTTACCCGTATGGGTGACACTGACACCGATTACATTGGAAGTGAAAACCCAAACTCAACAGTGAGGAAAATGGTTGAAGCAATCGAAAAAGCCGACTTGCCCCTGAACTATGAGAAGCCCTTTAAAGGCTTTCCTAAGTATCTGGACCCTAAAAAAGTCAAACAGAATGTTCTCGTTTCTGAGTTCGCCCGTAAGAACCAAGGTGGAGGCATTGACCTGATTCACGAGTACACTGATCGCAGTGGAAAGAGAGTCTCGCAGCATAGGGTCGTCACTTCGATGGCCCCTTTCGAACAGCGCATTGCAGCGCTTAAGAGAGCGGCGAAAGGAACAAATGAGTTCAAGCAGATGGTTGGAATCAATGAGAGTAGTATCTATCATGGTACTGAAAACCTTGAAACCAGCTTTACGCGGAACGGTATCGGTGGAAAACGTGTAGCGGGACATCAGTTCCTCGACGACGTGACTACTGGTATTACTGGGGTTGTGGGAGAAGGTCAGCGATTGACCGGCTCCCCTATAAATCCTCAGTCATTGGGCCTCGCGCTTGCAATCTGTGCGCAACAGTACGAACAAATGAAAGCGAATCACATTCGCCTCGTTTACAAGCCCAATTGCTCAACGATAACTGAGGGAGCTGTTGGCCTAACGTTTCACAATGACGTTTTAGAACCCATGATCGACTCTGGAAATGAGTTGATTCAAAGGTACTCTTCTGGGTATTGGGAGGACAGTCAGGTTTGGAATCCATTCTTTTTGGATGTCGACCCGTCCGACATGATGCTCAAGTATTTTGATGAGGTTGAAGGAGACTGGGTCTCCTCTTGTCAGGGTATAGCTGAAGTTGTAACTGCGAGTCCGCTCCAGATCAATGTCACCTACGGAAGGTGGTATATTGAGTACGACTTTGAGTTCTTTGTTCCCCGTTTAAATAACACAGCCGATGGTATTTCAATCACTGGCGTGGCGATCAATATTGGGAACTCCCCAGCCAATCCTTACGTTGCGGCTGCAGGAGAAACGTTTTTGGCGAGCTGTAAGGCCATAACAAATGCACAAACAACAGCACAAATTGGGATCCCTCCTCCGGATGCGGATTTCATATTTTACTGTGTTTGTGATGGAATTGTCATTGCCGGTGGGGCAACGGTTCCAGCGTTCGTGACTGACGTAACGCGCGATGCATTCTTCATTCAATTGGGGACTGTTCTCTGGGTGCGAGCCCTCGCAATCGGAGATTCAAGTGATTTCACTAATGGAACCATTTTTCTCGCGTTTAACGTTGACCCGAATTCTGCGTCGTCCATGACTGACTTGGCAAGTTCCTATTCAGCACCCCTTGGTGGTCTGCGGTA